ACAGCAGCAGGTGGTTATGATGATGTTGCATTATGTGATACTGCAATGAGTACAAGAGGTATTACAACAGACGACAGATACCTTGCTTTAGGTTCAGCAAATTACAATTCAATGGCTGGAGATTTAGCAGCTCGTCAAACAGTATCAGATATTGTTGCAAAAGCATACCAAAAAGCATTTCTTGGTGAAGTTGCAGGGTTTGACACTCTTAAACTTGATTATGGAAATGTTCTTGCAGCAGCAACAGCAACAACAGTTACAATGGCAGCAGCAGATCAGTATTTTACTCCAGCAGCAACAGCAACTTTCTTGGATGAAGAAGTAAATCAAGATAATCGTTACCAAACAATCTCTATTGATGTTACAACAAACACAGTTGCAGTTGGTGATGCTATTACAATCGCTGGTGTTAATTCTGTTCATAACATTACAAAAACAGATACAGGTGATTTAATGACTTTTAGAGTTGTTGAAATTGTTACAGGTGCAGGTGGTACAGGTACAGTTAAAATTTCACCTCCAATCATTTCAGCAGAGGGTGCAACAGATATTGAAAAACAATATCAAAATGTTACAGCTACTCCAGCAAATGGTGCAGCAATTGTATTCTTAAATAAAGTGGCAAAACAAGTTAATCCATTTTGGAAGTATGACTCAATCGAGTTAACTCCTGGTGTTATCGCTCCAGAAAGTGCAGGTATTGAAAAACTTACTTATACAACTGAGCAAGGTATTCAAATCACTTTACAAAAGCAACAAGATATTAATACATCTAATGCTAAGTATCGTATGGATGTTTACTATGGTGTGACGAATAAAAACCCTGAAATGAACGGGATTTTAATTTTCGACCAAGTTTAGCTTTAAGGGGGAAACCCCTTTTGCTATTCTATGAGAGAGTTATGTTATGGCTTGTAAAAGAAAAGGTAAGACTACAACTAAACCAAAGAAAACTAGATCAAGAAAAGGATATTAAAATGAGTGTAATGTTATATAAATGCCCTGGTAAACACCTACTACATGAAATAAAATGTGATTATATCGTGGTAGATGAAAGTGAAGTTGAAAGTAACCTATCTAAAGGTTGGAGCAAATCACCAACAGAAGCAAAAGTTGCTCTTGACAACAAAAAGACAAAACCAAAAAAAGAAACAAAAAAAGAAGCTCCTAAAAAAGAAGCACAAACTCTTGATATTTTAGATGAAGAAGCTGAAGATGTCGTGGACTAAAAGACAATTTTGCGAAGCAGCTTTTGAAGAACTTGGTTATGCTAATTATGATTTTACACTTTCAGACAATCAACTAAAAGTAGCACTAAGAAAACTTGATGCAATGATGGCAACATGGAACTTCAAAGGTATTAGAGTAAGCTATCCTTTACCAGATAATCCGAATGATAGTTCACTTGATACTGCAACAACAGTGCCAGACTCAGCAAATGAAGCTATATACTTAAATCTTGCAATAAGAGTTGCACCAGCAATTGGTAAAGCAGCTTCAAGAGAAACAAAAGTTTCAGCAAAACAAGCATATATAGTATTACTTGGACTTCATACAGAGCCAAACGATATGCAATTCAATAAACTTCCCTCAGGTCAAGGAAATAAAGCTTGGAGAACTTCAAGCGGTGCATTTTTACCACCACCAGTTGATGAACTTGAAACAAATCAAGATGGAACACTGGACTTCTAATGCAAATTAATGTCCTAAATGGTATTTATACAGATGATGCACCAGACTTCAGAACAGCATATCCACTAAACTTTATACCCGTTCCAAAAGAGCAAGGAATATCTAAAGGTTATTTAAGACCAGCAGATGGAATTGTAGAATTTGGAATTGCAACAGAAGGCACAGATAGAGGCGGTATAAATTGGGATGGTGTCTATTATAGAGTAATGGGTAGTAAACTAATTAAAATCGCTTCAAATGGTACTTATATTGTTATTGGTGAAGTTGGTGACGATGGCAAAGAAGTCACAATGGATTATTCTTTTGACAGACTGGCAATTGCAAGTAATGAGAATTTATTCTATTGGGATAATGTTTCATTAGTTCAAGTAACTGATCCAGACTTAGGAGTAGTAATTGATGTTGTTTGGGTAGATGGTTATTTTATGACAACAGACGGTGAATTTCTTGTTGTTACAGAATTATTGGACCCGACACAAGTTAATCCTACTAAATATGGAAGTTCTGAAGCTTCACCAGATCCCGTTAATGGTTTATTAAAACTAAGAAATGAGATTTATGCACTTAATAGATATTCAATAGAAGTATTTGATAACGTGGGAACAACAGGCTTCCCATTCCAAAGGGTAGCAAGTGCAATCATTGATAGAGGATGTATCGGAACTCACGCAAGTGCAGTATTCTTGCAATCAATAGCCTTTCTAGGTGGTGGGCTTAATGAAGCTCCTGCTATATGGATGGGAAACAATGCAACGACTGTAAAAGTATCAACAAGAGAAGTTGAACAAGTCCTTATGGAATTTACAGAAGCGGAATTAAATCAAGTTATTCTTGAAGTAAAAGTTGATAAAGGGCATGAACAATTATTAGTTCACTTACCAACTAAAACGCTTGTATATTTTGGAAATGCTAGTCAAGCTTTAGGAACTCCAATATGGACTATTTTTTCAAGTGGAACAGATGGAAATTCTATTTATCGTGGGAAAAACTTAGTATTTGTATATGATAAATGGCACGTTGGAGATACAAACACGAATAAATTCGGCTATCTTGATGATACAATCTCAACACATTACGGGGACAAAGTATCATGGGAATTTACAACAACAATTCTTTATAATGAGAGTAGAGGTGCAATAATACATCAAATGGAATTAGTTGCATTAACAGGTCGTGTTGCAAGTGGTGTAACTCCTACAATTTCAACAAGTTATAGCTTAGACGGTTTAACATTCACTTCACAAGCTTCAATCAATGCAGGTAATGAAAATGAGACACTAAAAAGATTAGTTTGGTTATTTCAAGGAAGTATGACAAATGTAAGGCTACAGCGATTTAGTGGCGATAGTGACACTCATATATCAATTGCAAGACTTGAAGCACGAATAGAGCCTTTAAATGCCTAAATTCGATAAGATATTATTAACAAGAGCTGATTTAGCAAAGTTTTTGCCAGACCAGCGTTCAGTTAAAGAATTTGAGCGATTATTTTCTCAAGATGAAGAACTTAGTATTCTTGTTACTAATATAGTCGAAGGTGTTGGATTAAATGATGATGGTACTTATATTATTCCAAGTGGAACAAACTTTTTAGATATATCAACTTCAATTTATGACGCACTAATTATTTTAGATCAAACAACATCAACAACATTAATAATAAATGTAAATATAAATTCAGCTTTAGATGCAGAGTCTCAATCAGTTTTAGTTAATGCAACAAGTGGAGACATTGACATAACTCTTCCAGACCCTTCTTCATGTTTTGATAATAATCGGTCATTCAGAATAGGAATTACAAAAGTTGATACTACAACAAATGTTGTTAATATTCTACCATTCGCAAGTGAATTAGTTGTAGGCGAAACAAGTCAAGTTTTATTGCTTGATGGTGAAGTATTAAATTTTATAACTGATAGTACGAATTGGTATTTGGAGAATTAAATGAGTCACATAAGAGAAATAAAAGCACAAATAGTTGATACAGGCGGTAGAAGTAATTTTATTGGTGTATTTGGTGAACAATGGGCTACAGATGTAAAGAACGACATATTAGCTCAATTTAGTTATGGACAAAGTAGATTTGATTTAAAGCCAGAAGTTGTAACAAATGGTGGAACAACGGGAATTGAAGAAGATAATCTGCTAACAGTTTCAACGGGAACAAATACAGCAGGAACATCATACATAGAGAGTTATAATGCAGTGCGATATAGACCAGGACACACAATATTTTGTCACTTCACAGCATTATGGACAGATATAACAAAAGCTGACACTCATCAATGGATCGGTTTAAATGATGGGAACAATGGTTTTGCTATTGGCTCAGAAAATGGTGTAGTAGCTATTGAACATATAAGGGATGGTGTACATACTCATATTGAGATTGACGATTGGAATGGCTCAATAAATCCAAATAATATTGTATGGAGTAACTTAAATATATTCAGAATTGCTTTTGGTTATTTAGGAATTGCACCTTGTACAATCGAGATGTTAGACCCCGAAAATGGAACTTTCAGACCGCTACACACATTATATTTTCATAACGAACAAACTGAAACACATATACAGTTGCCATATCTTCCAATATCAATGAGTGTTGAGAATAACGGGAACAATACAAATGTCGAAATCCGCTCAGGCTCTTGGCAATCGGGAGTAATGGGATTATGTCAAGAATGTGGAAGTAGAGGTTTTGGGTATCCAACTTCAGCAGGTTCTGCAGCAATAAAAACAGCAGTAGGAACAACACCCGTAGTTTTAGCTGGATTTAAAAGTGTTACGACTTTTGAAGGATTTTCTAATAAGATTAGAGCAGTATTAAAAAAGTTTAGCTATACACCTTATGGTGCGAGTGTTGATACATT